AACCACGGCCACGCGGGATCGTTATGCACCACAAAGCTTGGCAGCTTGGACGTGTCACCACGACACGACTGCAACAGCGTGTCGCGCGATAGGTCCATCACGGGATCAAGGTTTGGGTCGGTCATGCTACCCCCTCTTTTTGGCGTTCGATCAGGTTAAACCAATCTGTCGGGATTTGATAGACCAACTCCACATCGTTCGGGTCGCCACGGTCTGTCCGACCGCCCTTTGTCACCGCGTAGGCTTCCGGCTCAAGAGACAGCCCGACAATCGCATCCGTGAAAGCCACCACGAACAAGCACTTTACCGGCCTTTGTGATGCGTGGGCCAAGCGGTGCATCTGGTCCACTTTCTTTTTGCTGATGATCAGATCGCGGTAATGCCCCCAAGACACAGACCGGCATCGGATTTCGACCATTGCAGACACCTCACCGCCCCGCCTGAACAGGGCATCATAGGGCGCGGCGTCCGGCGACGCGACAACCTCGCACCGCCACTTGTCAGCAAGCACACGGCGCACACGCGCCTCGCTCGCCCTGTGGGCTTTGGTTTCATAGCGCATCACATGCCCAGCGCAGCGCGATACATTTCCATGACGGCCTGTTCTTCGGCTAGATCGTTTGCATCGCGCTTGCGTTCGGCAATCAGCTTGCGCAAAACCTTGGTGTCATAGCCCCGTCCTTTTGCTTCGGCCATGACCTCTTTTTGCCCGTCGGCGGCGTCCTTCTTTTCAGCTTCCAGCCGCTCAAACCGTTCGATAAAGGCGCGCAATTCAGCACCCGTCGCGCTGTAGGCTTTGTCAGCTGCCGCGTCAAATTCGGGATCTGGTTTCATGTTGGTCATAGGTCAAAATCTCCATCTGCATCCATTGGTGTTGCGTCGTGTTCGGTGCGCCCGCCAAGCTTAACAAATTCGCCCGCGCCAAGAAAGCCATATCCTGCGGCGTCGCAAACGTGGCTCGCATCGTTCTTGTTGGGCTTGTCGGCAAACCGTTCTTCGCCAGACACAGCCATCCGCTTGTAGTGCCAAGCCCCCATCAAGCCTTTGTGCAGCATCCGGCAGCCGCTTTTGTTGACCAGCAGGCCCATCTTGCCGTCAATGACGCGCTCGCACGGCGCCGAAATGGCGGCAATGCGCATCTTCGGATCTTGCGACGGCGCAGGCAGGACGTTGAAGCCGTGCGTGTTGCGCAGAAAATCAAAGCTGGCCGTCTCGAAAATCTCGTCACGCTTGACGCCCGCAGGGTCGCCCCACATTTCCCCGATCAGGCCGCGCGCCGCATGGCTGGGAAAGTGCTTCACCAGCGTTTCCGCCAGCAATTCGCCAAACCGTTTGACGCCCATGTCAAAACAAACAACCTCACGGTGCGCCAGCAGAACGCCGCGCGGGTGCTTTTGGAAGATCAGCGCCGATGGTTGCAGAGTGCCGCCCCCGATATCCATTCCGACATGGATTGTCGCATCTTCAAGCACCGGTAGATTGTCAACGCCGTGGACCTGCGGATTGTATTGCGGCACCACCCGTCGGCCATCCAACACGAACGTGTAAACGCCTTGCAGATAGCTTTGAATTTCCTCGACCGTCTTTCCCGCCAAGGCTTGCCCGTAGTAGCTGCCCGACCCAAGCGGATTACTGCCGGACGACACGCGCGACAGGGCCGCAAGGTTTTCTTGCCACGGGTTCACGATCCAATACCGATCCGCCGCCGGTATTACTTCGATAGGGCATTCCACCCGCTGCACCTGACCGCGCAGATAGACCATGACCACAGCAGATTTCAGCTTGATGCCCTGAAATTCGGGGAAGTTTTCATCAATGATATGCGCGCCATCCTTGAACGGCTCAACCTCAAGAACACCGGCGGGCTGTTGAAAGAACCTGTAGTTTTTGGGTGTGTCCTGATGGTGCCAGCCATACAGCCAATGGTCTGTGTCTGGCGGGTTGCTGTCGCCCCAGATCCCGCGCCACGTCGTCGCCCGCTCATTCAGGCCATAGCGCCCAACACGTTCCGTCATGCGCCCGACCACGGATCGCGGCACTTCTCGCATTTCGTTGAACGCAGCGCCGGTCAACTCCAATGACAGCAGCTTCTTGACGTCTTTCGGCTTGTCCAGCGCAATCAGGTTAACCTCGCACTCAACGTCACCAGTGCGCATCATGTGCGTGGCCGGTGATCGCCACACCACGTCGCCAAAGTAGTCCGACGGGTAGATTTGGTCGTAGGTCACAGCCGTGGTTGATCGCAATTCGGGCATGGTGTTTCGCACGATCGCAAACCGCGACCGGCGCACGCCGTCAGGGCTGGCCTCTTGCTCTTTAGCGTGTTCGTAGATGCGTTGCAGCAGCGGCACCGACTTGCCAGACCCCACAGGCCCGATGATGAACGACGCAAAATCGCGGCACTGCCTGAAATCCCACGCTGTCGGGCTTGTGGTGTAGTCCCAATTTGCTTGCACGCTACTCCGCCTTGTATGCTGAAATATGCTTTCTGCAATAGCCCGTCATGTTGCGCGGGTCCAGCTTGGAACGGCAGTTGCCAAAGCGGCAGTGCTGCCCTTGCCGGTGCATCATGCACAGCCCGATCTTGTTTTGATACCCCAGAACCTTGTCGCATCCTGCGGCGTTGCATATGCGCTTTTCCCTTGGCCCGTCGGTTTCGGGTGGTGCCGCGCGGATCTTGTGTTCGCCCTTCCAGTTTAGGCCAAGGCCCTTGTATTCCGATGTGATGCGGTATGGCAGTGTGTCTAGGTCATGGTGCATGTTATGCTCTTTCTTTTGGTGGTTTAATCATCCCATTTCGGGATTGCTCGTGCGCTGTCCGCCGGTGCCGGTGTGGTCACGACTTGGCTGAACCCCTCGCCTCGTTCTTCTTCTTCCTCGCCGTATTTGTGGTTCACCCGCAGCGTGAATTGCGCGCCGCTTGTGCTGTTCTTGTCATAAAGCGCCTGCTCTGCGTAATCAGCAATTCTTTCAAGCGCGCGTGAGAGGGTCGCGTGACAAGGATTTTCAGGATCTTTCATATATCGGATCAGGGTTCGGCGTGTTGTTCCGATGTGCAAAGCGATGCCAGCCATTGTTGGTGGCCGCATAAACGGTTCAGTCCAAGACTGTCCATCACGTCCGTAGAATTTGCGTTCATCCCACAAGCCTTCGAAATATTCGTCAATCATGCTTTGGAATTCTTCTTCCGAATTGTCCGCGATTGTTTGGATCGGGTGCGGCATGAGACGGCCATCTTTTGGGTTTTGAAGTTTGTTCACCATGGCTATGCCCTGACAGGTTGAAAGTTTGCCATTGCCTCTCGAATTGCTTGCTTGTGATGGTCTGCCTTTGTGGCTTTGGCGTCGTCGTCTGGATCTGGCGTAAACGTTTTGCGGTGCGCTACGAATTGATCCCACTGCGCTTGTGCGCTTTCGCGTCCGTAGGTCGTGACCATTTTGTAAAACGCTGATCGCTGGTATTGATCAATCTGGCTTTGGCTTACCTCGAAATCGTTGACCATGACGTCGGACAGTGGCGGGACGATGAAGCACTGATCGACGTGCTGGTTTGTTTTGATCCGTTCGGCTGCGATTTCGTAATCGCGCAAGCCTGCGGGTGCTGGTTGCCGTGGTTGGTCTGTTTGGTGTTTTTTTGCGACAGTGTTTGCCGCTGTTTCGAAATGGTGCGGCTGCGGCCAGTCGCGGCCTTTGTATGTCCTGCCGATTTCGTGAATGATCTCTTTGACCCTTGCGTCGAAAGGCTCGTCCGTAAGCGTTCTGTTGACGCGGTTGTTAAGGGCTTCTGCCATGAGGCCGATCCACGCTTTGCTTTCGCGCTCTTTTTGCTCGCCGTTTTCGTCAAAGAACTGGCTTGGCACTTTGTAGAACTTGAGCAACTGGCCGATGCGCCGGATGCAGATTTCCATTCGAACATGGAATTGTGGGTTTGTGATTATTTGGGTCATTGGAAAGGATCCTCAAACGGAATTTGGTCTAGGGTTGGTTTCGATTTGGTGTCGGTGCGGTCAAGGTATCGTTCCTTGTTGAGCCACGTTGCCGGATTAGGGCAGTAGCTTTTTCCTTCCGGCGCGCCGTCGGTGTGCGCCTTTTTCAGTTTGGGTAATTGTTCCTGCAATTTTTGGCACAGAAATTCCGGCGATGTTTTTCGGGCGTGTTTGATGAAGGCTTTTTTGGCCTCTGCTTTGCCCGCTTTTTTTGGGTAACGCTGATACCATTCATCAAACGCTTGTTCTGTTGGATCGTGGATTTCTGTCGGGTCTATCACGTCGCCAAGAAGATCAGCGGATTTGACGGAGAGAGAGGTTCTATGATGGTTCTTGATGGTTCTTGATGGTTCGGGTGAACCGTGTTCGGGGTTTTCTGCACTGTCGTTCGGGGTTTTCGGAACCGTGTTCGGGGTTTTGCGAACCACGTTCGGGGTTTTTTTCTCGTTACGGGGAACGTCGTTCGGGGTTTTGAGGGTGTAGTAGTTGGCGTTTCGACGCCCCCCACCCACTGTCACAGTGAGCCACCCACCGGCCTCTAAACGACGTATGATCTTCTGCACGCCACGGTCGGTCATACAGGTCTTTGAACACAGCCCTGCAATGCTAGGATAACAGCTACCACTTTCGTCGGCATAATCGGCTAAAGCGAGCAAAACGAAACGTTCGGCCATGACGTCTGGCCCGTTTTCGAAGATCTGCGCCATGAATTTAATACTCAAGGGAACCCCCTTTTTTGGGGCAGGGGCTTGGCAGCATCACCACAATGCGCTAAACCTTTCCTGCGGTTCGTTACCAGCTTGTTACGGCCTAACCAGCCGGAAATCAATCCCTCGTCATTTATTTGGCGGGGGGTTTTTTTATCCTTGAAGATTGCGAGCAAGGAACGTTGACCGGCGAATGGTGTTCGCCTTACCTTCTTCGATTTCCGCTTCCGACCGTGTGCGGGCCAGTGCTTCACCGCGCAATTTGTTCAACTGCATTTCGACAAACTTGGACAGCCGTTCTTCAACCGACAGATCGGGATGCCCCGAAAAGCTGTCGCGGAAAAACTTGGCCACGCGCGGTTTCAGCGTCAGGTCCAGCTTGAAATTGCAATCGATTTCCTTGCCCGCGTTGTTCAGCTTGACCGATGCAATGTCCATTGCCTCGACCAGTGAAACGCCGCGTTCTGTTTTGATTTCCTGCGCAAGCGCAAGAATTTCATCATCCGTAACTGATTGTTCTGGCACGATTTTATCCTTTTGGTGCTAAGATTTGCTGATCTTACCTGAAAAAAAATGCATTTTCCACCGAATTAGGGGTTGCACCTATTGCAATAGCTGTTACCTACGGGGTGCATCAAACGAAAGGAACTGATCAATGACCAACCAACGCGACCTTTTTGACCAAGCGCCAGATCTGGCAGGAAATCGCCAGACCGACATTGAAGATCTGATCGAAGAAAGCTTTGAAAACTCACTGGCCGGACGGATCATGGCCGGTGATCGCGCCGGTGCCGATGAATTGCAACGCCGCGCAAAAGCGGGCGAAATCATAAGGATTATGTAGAATGATGAACTTCCCAGACATTGCAGAAATGAAGCGCAAGGCGCAATCAATGGAACAACTGGCGGCCAAGTATGAAAAAGGCATTGCAGACACGCTGGCAAAATATGGCGTTGGTGTGCGCCCGTCGTGGGTATCTGCCGATCTTGAGCGCGACGCGGAAATGATGCGCAGTTGCGCAGAGGAAGCCGCCGAAATCCGCGCGGAATTGCAGAGGTTTGCGGGCCGCGAAAACGCCTCTTGACCCTGCTATAATACCTGTTATCAATCGAACTGCACCAAACGAAAGAAAACGACATGACAAACCAGATCTATAAATCCGCCGCGAAACAATGGGCCGAAACCCCAAGCCGCGCAGCGTCCGTTTCCATCACCGACACCGCGAAATTGATCCGCGCCTTGCTGAAAAAGAAATTCCCGAACGTCAAATTCAGCGTCCGCACCAGCAAGTATGCTGGCGGATCCAGTATGCGGATTTCATGGGAAGATGGACCAACCGCCGCTTTGGTCGAGGCATACACCAACGGCTTCAAGAGCGGTGGTTTTGACGGCATGATTGACATGAAATATAGCGCGGATAGCTGGCTTTATCCTGACGGCACCGCAAGCTTCAAAGACACCGACGGCACCGGCGGGCAGCGCGGCAGCGTTCCAGATGATACCGCAGAGCCGATGAAAGACGGCGCTATCCCTGTGCGCTTTGGTGGCGATTTCATCTTTGTTGAGCGTTCCGTTTCTATGCGGGCCATGCAGCGGACAATGCAAGCCTATGCCGCGAAATACAAAGGCACAGAAATGGCCAACGCGATCGCGGCAGGCGATATTGAATGTGTTGAAAATGAACGCTGGGGCGGCTGGATGCTGACAGGCAATCCCGATCAATACCGCAACGAACCAGCCTCCGGCGGGCAATACGGTGGCGACATTGCTTTGCGGCAGATGGCCGCGCGCCGGATCCTGCCAACTGCCGTTCCTGTTGCCGCGTGATTTTTGGTGAGGGCGCGTGTGCGCCCGATCCTAAGACCACACCAACCAAAGGAAACAACATGACAGCATACATTTCACTTCACCCGCAAACATCAAAAAAAGGGGCGCTGTGCTTTAAGGTGGATAAGCAGTTTGCAATATCTAACGCAAATGCCGTGACGATGGTTTTCAGCAGCAACGAATACCACGACAAGGGAAATGAAGGCATTTACACGGTGGACAACGAAATCACTGTTTTTGACCTGCCCGATGATCAAGCTGAAATTCTTGCCAGCGTCGGAATGCTCGACGCAGAACGCCGCGCCGCCCTGTTGCCGGTCCTGCGGCACATGCTGGCCGAACAAGGCGTTGAGGATGACAACGATGCATAAGCCGCGCGTCTGTAAGTGGCACCAGTGCAAACAAGGCATTGGTGGCCAGCGAGCCGTTTTCACACCAGCCCGCATAGGTCAGGACTTTTGCTGCGCAGACTGCCGCCGTAGTCGCGGCATGTGGCGGCAAAACCGTGGGTCCGTTCTTGTGGATCTTCTGCTTGACGGCAAATGGAAAGAATTGCGCGAAATGCGCGAACGCATAAAGGACGAAATCGAATGAGCACCGACAACACATTGCCAGACGGCATCTACTTGGACCTGTCGTTTCAGGACTACTTGAGCCTTGAGCGCGTGGGGTCCAGTGGCCTAACCGCCATGATGGAAGGTCCAAGCGCCTTTTGGGCCGATAGCTGGATGAACCCCGACAAGCAAGAGCGCGAAGAAAGCGACGCAATGAAACTTGGCCGCGCTTACCATGCCGCACGCCTTGAACCAGAAACCTTTGAGCGAGATTATTGTCCAGAATTCGTGCAAGCCGACATGCATGAAGGCGCGCTGATTAAAGATGCCGACTATAAAGAATGGCTGAAAGAGGCCGGACAGGCGCAAACCAAAGCAGGTGAAACCGTGCTTGAGCGCGCGGCACGGGTTGAGGGCCTTGGCGGGCCAATGACATGGCACGTTTCGCGCGACGCATGGGAAAAGAACCACGCGGACAAAACGTGGATTGCGCCGCAGAATTGGGCCGAAATCAAACGCGATGCTGAACGGGTCAGGTCCAATCCAGAACTGGAAGCCCTGATTACTGGCGGATTGCCGGAAGTCTCGATTTTGTTCACCGACCCAGACACCGGCATCAAGTGCAAGGTGCGGCCCGACTACATGGGGCCAAGCTGGATCACACACCTAAAGACTTGGGATGCGCGCAGCCGAGGCAAACCCACAAACAGATCTATCGTGGACACCTTTAACTATGACGGCCACTACCGCACTGCATGGTTCTATCGGATGGGCATCGCGGCAATTCTCGACGCAGGACTAAAGCTGCGCGGCTGTGATGGAACAATCTTGAAACTGACCGATATTGACGCCAGCCGTGCGTCACTGGTCGCCGCATGGCAGCAGCCGCAGGCGTGGGAAGATTGGTTTATGTTTGTGCGTCGGCAGGGGATCCCCGACATTCGAGCGCGCCGCGTCGTGTTTCACAAGATGCCGCAAGGCGTTGACGTGCAGTCTATCGGCGCGACAACAGAGAAATTTCAATTTACGCCGACCGCGCTTGCAATGAAGGCAAGCCTAGAAGTCGAGGCGTGCTTGAAACAGATTGTCGAATGTTCCGAAATCTACGGCACTGACGGCGCGCCTTGGTATCCGCGCGACATGATGGGGCTTATTGAGGATGATGATTTTTCATTCTACTGGCTCGAAAGCATGAACGAACCGCGCTAGAATGTGTCGAGGGCGACGCGGTTTCGTCAGCGCGCCGCCCTCTTGCACCAAACCGAAAGCGGAAACTTTCGACCTATAAAAGGATAAATACCGAAATGACAGATGAAACACAACTGCCGACAGTCGCGGAAAAATCAACGCTGGATCTGGGGGAAATGTTCCAAGGCATGATTGATCTTGCCACCAACCCCGACGTCGATCCGGCCAAGATGGAAGCCATGCTGACCATGCAAGAGCGCATGATTGACCGGCAAGCGCTGACCGCATACCGGCGCGCAATGCACAAAGCGCGCGCAAAAATGCCGCGCATTGAAAAAGATGGAAAGATTACAGGCAAAGGCGGCACCGTTATGTCGCGCTATGCCAACTATGAAAACATTGACAAGATCGTCAGGCCGCTTGTCGAGGAAGAAGGTCTGACATATGGCTTTGACTTCAAACAGGGCGAACAGGGGCGCGTTCTTGTGACCTGCATCGTCAGTCACGTTGACGGGCATGAAGAACGGTTTGGGCCTATGCCGCTGTCAGTGGACACGACCGGCGCTAAGAACGCGACACAGGGCGCGGGATCCGCCGGTAAATACGGGCAGCGATACACGCTCACAGCAGCCTTTAACATTGTCACAGTTGGCGCTGATGATGATGGGAACATGGGGCAGCAAAACACAAACGCGCAGCACGGCTTTGACAGCCTTGTCGAAGATGGCCAAAAGGCCGCCAGCCAAGGCACCGCCGCATACCAAAAGTGGTTTTCGGATCTGCCTAGCGCAATGGCGAAAGGCTGGCTTGTTGATCAAGGCCACCATGCTAACCTGAAAAGCGCGGCGGCACAGCATGACGATTAAGCGCGAACATATAGA